GACGCCGTTCGGCCTTTAGACAACCAAGACTCAAACGCACCGCCGCGAAATCTCGTCGTCCGCCCCCTTCGCAGTCGTCGCGTATAAATATCGTAGTATATTATAATACACTACGACATACAAATGATTAACATATTCAACCACATTTCCCTTCCGATATTCATCATAAGCCTCTCCGTAGGTCTATTTTATGTATACATCTCAGTCCCGAAACCGAAGGTTATTTATGTCTACCCGACCCCCGACAATATCCGCAATTTCCAATTTAAAGACCACGCGGACAACTGTTTTTCATTTAACGCCAAGGAGGTGTCGTGCGCGAATGCGAAGGGACCGGTGAAAAAGATACCTGTTCAGTAGCGTAATCGGGTTATACCCGATGGAGCCGAAGTGAAACGGAGCCGAACCGCGAATTCTAATTTATATCGGTTATATATTAGAATACAATGGGTTTTCAGCGTCTGCTCCACACGGAGACCGGTCGTATTATTATGTCTATTGTGCTTGGTCTGGGTATCGCATCCCTGTTTCGCAAGGTTTGTAAAGACCGGTCGTGTATCGCGTTTCGCGCACCACCCCTCAAAGATTTAGAGAAAGACACCTATAAATTGGATGATAAGTGTTATGAATATAAGACAAAGGCTGTGAAATGCGAGGCGGGGAAGAAGGATGTTAGTTTGCACTGAAATCTCGCCTCTCGCGTCGTCCGCTCGTCGCGCGTCCAATATGTATCCCAACCAATATTGGTATACATATATTTAGTAATATTCCATTCATTACATTCATTCCAATGAGCGACACCACCAGTATTGACGACCTCCCTTTAAGTAGCCAAACGCCGGGAAACTACGGTGGCGGCGGCGGCGCGCCACTCATCTACTCCCCCAATGTCGGCGGCGAACCAATGTCATCGCACGGACCGACCCAAATCCCAGGAAATGTTATGAACGAGGTGATTCACGGGGTCCAACGCGCCAGCGCCAACGGGATGACAATGATACCTACGAGAGATATTCCGATGAACCCTAACTCATACACACACGACGACCAGTCACGACCTAATTATGTCCCGCAACCTCCCGGGCCCGGGTCAGGCCAGTTCGCAGGCGACGGCGGTCGCGACTATATCAAAGAACACACCTCAATGGAAAGCATCGTCCGCGCCAATGCGCGCCAGTCTAACCAACTGGATACCCTTGAAGCGATTTATTACGATTTTCAAATGCCGATTCTTATCGGGGTTCTCTATTTCATCTTCCAGATGCCCGTTTTCCGCGCACAACTGCTCCACTTCCTGCCATCATTATTCGGCGAAGACGGGAATTACAAAATGATGGGTCTTACGGCAACCAGCGCGATGTTCGCAGGGACATTTTTCGTCATTATGAAGGTATTCAACAAGTTGGGAGAGGGGTTGCGGTGATGTCTATTTTTGACAAGCTACTTTCGCGCCTTTTTCCGCGTCTTCTTCGCCCCCTTCGCATCCTTCTTCACCACCCCCTTCGCGTGTTCATACGGAATATACCGCAAGAACCACTCCTCAAATTCACGTGAATTGCGTTTCCCTTTCAACTCTTCGTATTTCTCCGTCTTCTCAAATCGCATTGATTCCAACGTCGGTTGTTTCCCATAACAATTAATACTGAAACGCCGTAATAGTCCACCCTGCTTAAGGCGGTTATGTTGCTGGACGTCAAAAAGGAACTGGGACATACACATAATGCGATTGGTGTCGTAGTATACACGGTTTGCGTAAATAAATGCCAAATAAAAACTCAACATTGTATCAATTGTCGCGATACGAATGGACTCGCCGCTGCCGCCGCTGCCACCGCCATTTACACGTATCGTGTTATAACTGTGGCAGGCGAGCGGTTTATATAAGAACGCAATGACTTCATCGCCGATACGAATATCGTAATGCTCGGAAATAACCTCTCCGACCCCAGCGTGTTTTGTGTATTTGACGCCGGTATACTTATGCGCGGTCAGTTCGCGGATGACGGCTTCGCATAATTCGCGGGGTTCTTCTGCGAGAATATCAAAATCGGGGATTTTCTGGACGATACGGCGCTGGTGTTTTGGCATATATCGCGAGTACAGGATATTCGCATACCCACCGAAGAAGACTGCGCGGTTCTTAATGAATACCGCACGTACGATATTATAGATATCGGTCTCTGCGAGTTCTTTCTCTCGGTTGCTTGAATATGAAACATTGGACTTATTGACGGAATAGTCGGGGCTCGCACTCCTGCTCCGACTCGGACTCGCACTCCTGCTCCGACTCGGACTCGCACTCCTGCTCGCACTCCTGCTCGCACTCCTGCTCGCACTCGCGTCAATGTCGCTCGCTTTCATAGAATATAATACAAACGTATCATCCGCCCCCAATAATCTCTCGTAGGTCGCAATTAAACGATACCGATGCGTCAATTTATCTTCCTCTATCGTATACTTGAAATCACCAATCGTCTCCTCGTGGGACGGGACGGTGTGATACAATCGCTTCATAAACGCGCCTAAATGATGATATTTGCGAATGACGCCAATGATCGCCTTTCGCTTTAATGCCTTTACACTGCCCCTGTTCCCGCCATTACCACCGCCCTTTTTAACCGTCATTGACGCGGACCGGGACCGCGACCGAGATCGGGACGCTGACCTTTTCCGCGTTCGCGAAATACTAACCTCCCCAGTATTCGCCTTCGTCGCACCTTCAAATCCGCGCTGGTATTCTATTTTATCGCATTGATAGCCTTTCAGTGGGTAATGAGTGTTTAATAATGTCAAGCGTTTTTGAACCTTCTCCCATCGGGATACATCGCCATCTGGACGCGACAACTCTAAATACATTGCCATCCGAAGAAAGTCGGGCGGAGCATACCGGATCCCCTGTTTTACAATCGCATCACGAGAGATTGACTTGAATAGATCAGGCTCCATCTGGGTGATGTCCGCAATCCCCGTGAAATTCACGAATACTTTATATGTGCCGTGATGGACGCCGGATTTGGCTTCCACGTCTTCATATCCCGCCTTGTAATAAATATCCGCCAACTCCTTCGCATCGTCTAGAGCATTATCCGAATAAAAGTCATAATCGGGGAGTTCAATGTCCTTATTATAAAACTGTGCGTCTTCTGGGAGGATATTATTGATGGCGGTCCCGCCATAACACACGAGTTTTTTGCGCGCAATGAATTCTTCCACGATGGATATAATCTTCTTAACTTTGGGATCTTGGATGATTTGCGCGCCTTTTCGTTTTTCCATTAAATCTACCGCGGCGCGCAGGATTTCAAGCTCCTTTTCTTCATAGGATTTACTGTCGTCGTCGTCGTCGCCGGCGCGACGCTTGTGTTTTTGCGACATTCAAATACCTTTATTCTGAATAATAAATAATATGATGATAGTTATCATATGATTAGAAAATATAGTGGCTCGTGACTCGTGTTCGCCGCGTCGTTGCGGCTCCGCCTCCACTCGCGACGAACACTCGGACAGTCTCGTCAATTCCGTCTCTAGTGTTATTGTATGATGAATGATACTGTAAAGGAATTTTGTGGAGCGAGTGGAGCCGACAAGACGAGTCACGGAATTGACGAAGATTGCCTGAGTGTTCGTCTTGAGTGGAGGCGGAGCCGCAACGAAACGGCGAACACGAGAGCGTAATGTATCATAAATTCGCGATGTGCGAGTGGAGCCGACCCGAAGGGTCAGGCGCAAGGAACACCATCGCGAATTTACAGGGTAATCTTCACCCCACCCGCCGCCTCCGTCGGTCGTGCTTCCATAGACGATTTCGGATTGGGTGGTGCCGGCGGCGCAATCGTAATCGGAACATAACGCAAGTCGGCCGGTTTCAATATGAACGCATACCCTACCGACGCGAATTTATCCTCATATGCTTTTAGTTTCTCATCGCGCGCCTCCTCCTGAAAACACATTGCCGCAATTTGACACCCCCACGTGAAAGGTCCATTGTGTCCGTCATTGATGGGTCTCCCGCCTCTATCTGGAATAACAAGACACATATTCTTTTTATTCGCGTCCTTAAATGTCTGGGGGTCGGCTATGTTCTTAACGCCGAAATAGGTATACTTGGAAAGAAACATCGTATTAGAACTCATATTGATTAATTCAAATAGTTTCGTTTTACGGTATACCGGATTCGTTCCGTCCACCATTAGAATAATTTTCCCCCTGAAATCTGTTAGATCCTCATTTCCTAAATCCTTGGTTTGATATTCGCGCCCGTATTTCGGTCCAAGCAAGTTTCGCGCGACGGACTTACTCTGTGTTATGATTTTAGCAAGGTTATCATACATTGTGATATTCCGCGACATCATTCGCATATGGATAATGAAGGGGTCGCCCGGATTGGGACATTTGGAGCCGGAAAATACATAACTTCCTAATACCTCTAATGCGTCGGATATGGGAATATGATTATACGTTTCCTTATAATTAAATGAATTCACGGATGATGATGCGATGACGGGCTGATTATCTACCGAAAACACCTCAAAATCAATGAACCGGCAACCGCGTGCGAGGGTGTAGAGACACGCATCCATATTCACCGTAGAGTTCTTGAATTTATCGGGATTGAAAGCATTATATGCGGCCTTGATGTAATAATCACGCAATTTGAACCGGCTTTGACTGTCTTCTGGATTGATGGACGTGATGTTCTTTTCAATGAATTCGTTCATGTTTTCTAGACCTTCTTTTCCGGTGTCTTCGGGTGCGGGTGCGGGTGCGGGTGCGGGGGCGGGTGCGGGCGCGGGCACAGGCGCAATCTTTTTCCGCTGATGAATTGTCATTTCATTTTCGGTCGTATCTACTGTAAAATTCTCGGTAGATAGTATTGGCTGTTCACTTTTTTTAATGAGGTGCGTTACCTGCGAGAGAATATCGTCCGTCTCCGTCGCCGTCGTAGCCGTCGCCGTCGCCGTCATCGCTTCCACACGCCTGGCATCTTGTTTGAACCCTTCCATCCTCGCGCGATAGCACCGACCTTTAATCAGGTCAGATATCTTCCATATTGCGAAAAATAGAATAATGATACCTATAAACACGAATTCTACTTGATTTTCTTTCATCGGGTATATATTGTTATATATCGGGTAGATTTTTATATAAAGTTAATACAAGTAGAATATCAACTATAATAAATACTAAATGACGGGTGGTTTATTGAATCTCGTTGCCACTGGCAACCAAAACGTGATTCTCAATGGCAACCCTAAAAAATCCTTTTTCAAAAGCACCTATCTTAAATATACGAATTTCGGCCTTCAAAAGTTTAGAATTGATTTTGACGGTCAGAAGAAATTGCGAATGACGGAGGAGTCCAAGTTCACGTTTTATGTGCCGAGATATGCGGAACTATTAATGGATACGTATGTCTGCGTCACACTCCCTTCCATATGGAGCCCGATTCATCCACCGGCCAATGTGGGCGATATGTGGGCGCCTTACGAGTTTCGCTGGATTGAGAACCTGGGGACCCAGATGATTAAAGAAATCGTGATTTCCGTCGGTGGTATGACCCTCCAGCGCTTCACCGGTCATAATTTGGCTGCGATTGTAGAGCGGGACTTAGATAACACAAAGCGCGACCTATACAATGAAATGACCGGCCACGTTCCCGAGTTATATAATCCGGGTTGTTCGGGTGCGCGCCTGAACCAGTATCCGAATGCCTATCGCACAGCCAATATCGCAGGCGCTGAACCCTCTATTCGTGGGCGCAAGATCTATATTCCCATCAACGCGTGGTTCACAATGTCCTCCAAAATGGCGTTCCCTCTTGTGTGTCTCCAATATAACCAACTCCAGATTGATGTCACCCTGCGCCCCGTGAAGGAATTATTCACCATTCGCGATGTGGGCGACTCCGGGAATTATTGGCCCGTCGTCCAACCCGACTTCACGAACCCCCTCCATCAAATGTGGCGATTTTTATACCCGCCTCCCAGTAT